AACCTCCTGGGCTACATCATCCGCATGTGCCCGGCGCCGATCATGGTGCTCTTCCCGAAGGCGGACAAGGGCAAGGAGTTCAACCTCGAGCGCTTCGAGCCCATGGTCGAGGAGACGCCCTGCCTCCTCGAGCGGGTGCCGCTCACGAGCCGCGAGAAGGGCATCACCCAGCTCTTCAAGCTCTTCCCGGGCGGGTGGGTGAAGTTCGTCGGGTCGCACACGCCGGACGCCGTGAAGTCGAGCTCGGCGCGGTACGTGATGGTCGAGGAGCCCGACGACTGCGAGACCGACGTGAAGGGCCAGGGCCGCACGGTCAAGCTCATCCGCGAGCGGCTGAAGACGTACTTCGACACGTTCTCGGTGATGGGGGGTACCCCCACGCTGAAAGGCCTGTCGGCGATCGAAGACGAGATGGACCTGACCGACAAGCGTCGGCTCTACGTCCCATGCCACCACTGCAGCGTGGCGGCGCCGCTCGTCTGGGAGCAGGTGAAATGGCGCGTCGACGAGACGCAGAAGCACCCCGTGTTCGGATCGGCGCTGCCGGAGACGGCTTGGTACGAGTGCCCGAATTGCGCGAAGCCCTGGACGCCGGCCGAGAAGGACTGGAACGTCCGGCGCTCGCTGGATCCGGCGATGAAGGGGAAGTGGGCCTCGCCGGCTTCTACATGTCGGACCTGATCAGCCTCTTTCCGGGCGCCGCGCTGCCGGAGCTCGTGCGGAAGTACCTCGAGGCCCTGCACCAGGCGGCAACCGGCGACATCAAGGCGCTCGTCGAGTTCTGGAACAACCAGCTGGGGCTCGCCTTCGCGTTCAAGTCGCCAGCGCCCGAGATCGAGCGCCTCGAGCAGCGCGCTGAAGAGTACGAGGAGCTCAAGGTGCCCTGGGGCGGTCTTCGCCTCACGTGCGGCGTGGACCTGCAGGGCGATCGCATCGCGGTGATCGTGATCGCCTGGGGGCGCGGCGAAGAGAGCTGGCGCGTGTACTGGGGCGAGATCTACGGCAACGTCGTGGATTCCGCGGACCCAGTGTGGGCGGAGCTGGAGTCGTTTCTCTTCAGGCCCTACCAGCACGCGAGCAACGTGGACCTGTACATCGAGGCCACGACGATCGACACCTCGGACGGCAACACGTCCGACGCCGCTTACGCCTTTTGCCGCAAGCATCGCCACCGCGGCGTGGTCGCTGGGAAGGGGCGGGAGAACGGAGAGATCTACCGGCCTCCGCATCCCGTGGATCCGGGTCGTCGCTCGAAAGCCGCGAAGTACGGGCTGCAGGTGTACCTCATCGGCACCGAGAAGGCGAAGGACCTCCTCATCGGGTACGGCGAGCACGGTGGGCGGCTTAGCCTGTCGGAGTACCGCGACATGAACGGCGAGCAGGTCGCCGTGACCGGCACGGGTCCAGGGCGGATGCACTGGTACCGGAACATCCGAGGCGACTACTACAAGCAGGTCACCTCCGAGATCAAGGCGCCCATGAAGGGGCGGCCGCGCAACAAGCTCTATTGGCAGGTGAAGCAGGGCGTGCGCAACGAGGCACTCGACTGCGAGGTGTACGCGCTGCATGCGGCACGGCGCGTCAAGATGAACCTGATGACCGAGGCGCAGTGGCACGACCTCGAGCTCGGCCTGCGGCAACCGCAACTTCTCGCGCCCGCAATGGCTGGCGCCTCGCCGCCGATCGAGCCGGCTGAGCCCGTTGCAGCCGATACGCCGGCGCAAGCGCGCGCGGCCGCACGACCCGATCCACTCCTCGCGCAGCTCGACGACGGACGCACGTCCGGAGGCGACGGCGGCTCGAGGCCATGGTGATTCGACCCTGAAAGGAGATCCACGTGAAACGTGTACAGCTCACGAAGACGGTGCAGATCCCGGACGAGAACTTCGAACCGAAAAAGAAAGGCGACGTCGCGGGCCGCGCGACCAACTACGCGGGGGCCATCCTGCCCCTTGGTGACACGCTCGCCGACGAGCTCATCGCGCGCGGTGACGCGATCGAGTACGTCGAGCCGAAGCCCAAGGAGGAAGCCGCGGCCGAGGAGTCCGCCGCGGGCGCCGAAGGCGAGGAGTAGCCGGTGGCCGATCTCGCGACGCTGCAAGCGCGCCTGGACGAGGCGGAGCTCGCGTACCACAAGCTCCTCACGGGCACGCAGGAGATCGAGGTGCAGCACGGCGACATGAAGACGTCGTACTTCAACTCCGTCTCGGGCATGGAACGGCTGGGCGCATACATCGAGAGCCTCAAGTCGCAGATCGCCGCGGCCGGGGGATCCACAACGGGCCTGCCGCGACGCGGCATCGTGGTGGAGCTCTGATCGATGGATCCGGTGAGGATCATGGGCTCGCAGGGGACCACCCCGTTTTCGGGGGGCACCCCTCCACGCACGCGCGGCGAAGCCTTCACCGCCGGTAGCTGGAGCCACCCCGACATGCGTCGGTGGGTACCCTCCACCGGCAGCGCGGACGCGGACCTCAATCCCGAGCTCGATCTCATCAGGCGCCGCGCGCGCGACCTCACGCGCAACCATGGCGTCGCCGAAGGATCGGTGCAGACGCTCGTCGACAACGTCGTCGGCAGCGGGCTGCGCCTCAAGTCGCGGCCGAACTGGCGTGCGCTCAAGTGGACGCCGGACCAGGCCGAAGAGTGGTCCAATCAGGTGGAGGCGCTTTGGTGCGCCTGGGCGGAGAGCCTCTGGTGCGATGCCGGCGGATCGCTCACCTTCCACGGGCTTACGGTCCAGGCGTTCCGCTCGAGCTTCACCAACGGCGACGCGATCGCACTCCCGCTGTGGCTCGATCGTGCAGGCGCGCCGACCAGTACATGCCTGCAGATGATCGAGGCCGACCGCCTCGCAAACCCGAACGGCCAGCCCGATCGGCGAGATCTTCGCGGCGGCGTCCGCATCGACGAGTACGGTGCACCGCTCGGGTACTGGATCCGCAAGAGCCATCCAGGCGATGTCATGCGGATCGCGGGCGAGTTCTACAGCGACTCGCTGTTCATCCCCGCCTTCACAGAGTGGGGCCGCCGCCGAGTCATCCACCTCCACGACAAGGAGCGCGTGGGGCAGTCGCGCGGGAAGCCGTCGCTTACATCGGTGCTCCGCCAGTTCAAGGTGCTCGGCGATTTCACCAACGCCGAGCTCAAGGCCGCGGTCGTGAACTCGATGGTCGCGATGGTGACCGAGAGCAACATTAGCCAGGAAGGCCTGGTGGAGCTGCTCGCAGGAAACCCCGACGCGCTCTCGAAGTATCAGGATGGCCTCGCGCAGCGCAACCGCTCCGCGATCGATTACCAGGCGGGCCAGATCATCCCGCTCATGCTGGGCGAGAAGCTCAACAGCTTCACGCCCGGGCGCCCCTCGGAGTCGTTCGAGCCCTTCACGCTGTCCGTCCTGCGGCACATCGCCGCGGGCCTGAACATTCCGTACGAGCTCCTGCTCAAGGACTTCTCGAAGACGAACTACTCGAGCGCGCGCGCGGCGCTCCTCGAGGCCTGGAGGTACTTCCGCGGCCGCCGTCGCTGGCTCACGACGTACTGGCTGCAGCCTGTCTTCGAGCTCTGGCTCGAGGAGTTGGTGATGACGGGGCAGGTCGAAGCGCCCAACTTCTATCGCTTGCGCGCCTACTACGGCCGCGCGAAATGGATCGGCGACGGCCGTGGCTGGGTCGACCCGCTCAAGGAAGTGCAGGCGGCCGAGTGCCGGATGAGGAACGGCATCACCACGCTCGAGGACGAGTGCGCGGAGCAAGGCGTCGATTGGGAAGAGCAGCTCGAGCAGCGCGCCCGTGAGCAGGCGCGCGCGGAAAAGCTCGACGTGAGTCTTCCGTGGTTGACGGGTACCCCCACGCATCCGGACCAGTACGACACTCAGGATCCCGACGCGCCCGCCGGCACGGACGGCAACAAGAGCGAGAAGCCGAAGCAGGCCGCCGCCGGTTCACGCCCGCGCAGCGTCAATGTGTCCTCGCAGATCGTCATCCCGGAGTCCGTCGGCGGCACCTTCACCCACGAGATGAAGGGCGTCGAGCAGCTCGCGGCGCACGTGGGTACCACCGTCGAGCGCCTGGGCGCGATCGTGGAGGGGCTGAACGGGCAGGTGGCGCGCATCGCCGAATTCACCGGGGAAGTGGTGCGCAGCGGCGAGCGCGTGTCCGAGCTGGCGGAGGAGGTCGGCCGCGTTGGCGCGCGCTCCGAGCAGCTCGCGAGCGATGTGCAGGTCGGTATGCGCGCCGTCGACGGCGCGGTGCGCGACCTCTCAACCGAGATCCAGCGGTCGGCCAACAAGGTCGCTGTCTACGACGCGAACGGAAACATGATCGGCAGCCGCCCGGCACGGCCTGGCGAGCTCGAGCCCGAGCAGTAGCCCAACAACAGGAAGGAAACCAAATGGACTTCGACGACTTCAAGAAGACCACCGGCTCCGGCGGCGAGCTGCTGGCCCGGCAGGCGTGGGACAAGTGCGCGGCGCTCGTGAAGGCCGCATTGCCGAAACACATTGCCGCGATCGACGCGGCGCTCGCGCCACTCGGACCCGAAGTCGTCGAGGTCGCGGCCACCGAAAGCGGCAAGGCCGCGGAAGGGACGAACTGAAATGCGCCACGAGATCCTGCCGCGCGACGCGGGCCTTTACGACCTGATCCCGCCCGCCGAGCGCGGGCTCCTCGAGCTCCCGGGGGAACGCGCCCGCGTGATCGGCATCGGCACCGTCGAGAAGTGGGCGCCGCGCGACCTGGATCTCAAGCGCGAGATCGAGGTCGACCTCGTCGCCTTCGGCCGCACGCCCGAAGAGGCCGCGCACCAGGCGCTGCGCGAGCTCGCCAAGCGCGGGATCGCGCCAAGCGAGATCCGCGTGTCGCGCAACCTCCTGGTCAACACTGGCCTCACGGATATCGGGAACGGCCTCACGACCTCGGGCCTCGCGACGCCGTACACGAACGCCAACGCCAACATCGGCGTGGGCGACAGCGCGACGGCCGCAGCGGTCTCGCAGACCGACCTGCAGGCGGCGTCGAACAAGCTGCGCAAGGCGATGGACGCGACGTACCCCACCGTCGCGAACGGCGTGTACACCTTTCGCTCGACCTTCGCGACGACCGACGCCAACTTCGCCTGGCAGGAGTGGGCAGTGTTCAACGCGAGCTCGACCGGGCGGATGCTCAAC